TATCCTTCGCCAACTACTGCTGGTGTTTGGACAGATGTTGAGCCTATTGCTCCAAACATTGATATGCCTATTGGCTTTTGTATAAATTCATCTTCAAACAATGGTACAATTTCAATTCGTGTGGCATCGGGTTATGCATTGCATGAGCTTCATGATGTTGCAATCACGTCACCTTCTGCAAACGCAAGTTTATATTATAAAAGTGGATTATGGCGAGACACAACGCCAACACTTTTAGTAAGTGACACGGCTGCAATGTTAGCCAACTACGCAACTAAAGCATACGCAGATACAACTGGTCGATTATATGCAAGACAGGATTATACCACAGGCGTAACAACGTCAACTTTAACTTGGACACAAACAGACACTTTAATTCCTGGGGGAGTTACCTTTATTCAAGTGTATCGCAACGGACAAATCTTATTACCTTCTCAATACACCGTACCAACGTCAACAAGCGTGGTTATTTCAGCTTCATCATTTAAAGTTAACGATAATTACACGGTAATTTTTCCCCGTGGTGGTGGTGCTGGTTCCGGTGGAGGATCTGGAAGCCTTACTTCAATTTCAGGCGGAACGGGAATAATAGTTAATCCTAATCCAATAACAACCACGGGCACAGTATCGGCTGACCTTTCTGTATTAATGGAATTAACCGATACGACTTTATTAAACCTTACTTCCAGATTTGCATCAAAATTAAACTCAGCTGACACGGCTTCATTATCAAATAGAATAGATGCAAAAGGAACGGGCACGGTTACAAGTGTAGGTTCAGGCTTCGGCTTGCTTGGAGGAACAATAACAACGACGGGAACTTTGCGTTTAGATACGTCAACCATATACGCAAGGTTACAGGATTCAATAAACGTTGCCATTGGTGGCGATACCATAAAGATTTTAAAACAAGAATATCAACCAGCCTTATCAAGTGTTTTGACGTGGACAATAACGCCTAAATTTCCTATCCAATTAAAGGCTTATATTTTGGTATTTAGGAATGGACAACTTTTAAACAATGACCAGTATAATTTAACTGACACAAATAAAATTACCATTGTTTCGACATCTTTTAAAGTAGGTGCTAATTATACGGTTGCAACGGTTAGCGGTATTGGTTCGGTCGGTTCGGCTCAAGGAGGAAATCCAATCTATCCAGAGGCAGGCATTGCACTATCTACGGGCACAACTTGGGCATCTTCAATCACAAATAATTCGAGTAATTGGAATACCGCATTTACCGACAGACTAAAATGGGATGGAGGTAGCACTGATTTAATTGCATCTACAGGTCGAACAAGTTTAGGAGGTTCGACTATTGGACAGTCAATATTTACATTAACTAATCCTTCAGCCATTACTTTCCCAAGGTTTAATGTTGACAATAGTGTTTCGGCTTTATCTGCTACTGACTTTCGTACAGCCATAGGAGCAGGAGTAGGAAGTGGTAATGGTACTGTAACAAGTGTAACGGTTTCCGCAACAAGTGGAAATCCTTTATCTATTTTAAATACAACTACCACTCCAATCATTGAATTATTAAGTGCAACAAGTGGAAGAAATGGGTATTTAACCTCAACGGATTGGACTACATTCAATAATAAACAAAGTGCTTTAGGATTTACTCCAGCAAATAGCACAATCACCATAGGAACAACCGCACCATTACAAGGTGGAGGAAATTTGACGGGAGATAGAACTATATCTATTTTATCTGCATCTCAAACTCAAAGCGGTATAGTAACCACAACTTCACAATTATTTGGTGGTAGTAAAGTTTTTAAAAATCGTGTGACTATTGATTCCCTATTATTTCTAAATACTACAACTGATATACCAACTCAAATACTTGGATTAAACACAACTAGTGGAGTAAATTCTGTTGGTAGATTTACTTTAGGTTCTGGATTAAATATAACTTTAGGTGGCACATTACAAGCTGATACTTCATTTTTATTTACGCAGTCCGATACTTTAAGCCTTAACCTTACTTCCAGATTTGCGGCAAAGCAAAACACATTAACCAACCCAGTTACTGGCACAGGAACAACAAACACTTTGCCATTATTTACAGGCACATCTACATTAGGTAATTCTGTCATTCAAGAAAGCAGCGGAAATATTGGGATTAATACTACTCCTTTTGCCTCATTGACTTTAGGTCAGGGTAAAAATATAATGTTAGATGCAAGTTCAAATAATGTGCCGCGGTTATTATTTTACGAAACAAATGCAAGAAATGAAAACGACGTCCAATTTGGTGCAAAAATACAATACAATTCCCCGAGTGATAGATTAGAATTTGTAATGCGCGATTCATTCTCAGCCGACCCAAGTGGCGATGAATTGGCAATTTCAATTGTAAGACAAACGGGAAATGTTACTATTCATAAACCAACAACTTTGTCAAGTACACTTGCTGTTCAAAGTGATATAACCGAAAACGGCAACAATGTTCTTACAAGTGCGGATACTACAACAATGTTAGCGCCGTACATTGAACGTGGCGACACGGCTACAATGCTAAATCCTTATTGGAGGTCTGGAAGATTTTCGGGAACATTGCCTATTGCCAACGGTGGAACTGGTGCGGAAAGTGCATCGGTGGCAAGAACTACTTTGGCGGTTGGTTATCTATTCATTGAAGTAACTGCAGGTACAGTTGCTACACTTACAAGTAATAGAGTATCTCTTGTAAATACAGGAGGATCTTTAACAACACAATTAGATTTAACGACTGCAACTAATGGAAGAATGTACATGATTAAAAACCTTGCAAGTGGAACAATTGTCAGCACGGCATCAAATGTAATACCTTTTAACGGTGGTTCGGCTGGTACTGCAATTTTAGGCGCTGGTAACGTTACCCCTCAATGGTGTACATTAGTTGCAGATGGTACAAATTGGCATATAATGCAAAGAAATTAAAAACATAAACATGAAACAACTCCTTTTCCTCTTCCTCTTCCTTTTGCCTTGTCTTGCATGGGCACAGTACCCGAGCAATGGTAATCAAAAGATAACGCTCGGAGAACAGAGTACTGCCGATGGGCTGGTGTATCGAGGCTTAGCGGCTGACACAAATGTCATTACACCATTTAGCGATACAAGTGCGTACATCATTCTTGATACGGTAAACAACAGGTTTTTTCATTATAAAATAAATACAAATGTTTGGAGCGTGGCAGGTGGCGGTGATACAACATCCATAGCATACGTTAACACTTATGGCGCACAAACGGTAAATGGTGCTAAGACATTAACCTCAAATTTAATTTTAAAAAACAGTCAAGAGCCATCAAGGGCAGCGATTGTCACCACGCAAGGCTTTGCAGCTGATACGACAAATTGGACGCGTGGCACAGGTTGGACATTTAACGGAACACAGGCAGTAGCAACGGCAGCAACGGGAGATTTAACTTACACGCCTTCATTAACCGTTACAAGTGGCAATGCGTATGAAATTACATACACGCTTACAGGTTATACAGCTGGAACATTAACAGTAGCTTTTGGTAATGTGAGTTTAGCTTTACCAACACAAAATGCAACGGCAAACGTAATTTTATTATTACCAACAATCGCAACAGGTGGTTTTCGATTTACTACTTCATCATTTACGGGAAATCTTGACGATATTACAGTCGTCCAAATATCAAATCCTGCGCCTGTTTTATTTGCAGGGCAAGACGATGGATCTGCAACTTTGTATAGTTCATTAAGAATGCCAAATAGCACAACATTTGCTTTTGGTGGAGGTGCAATTTATACAACAGGAAGTAATAATGCAGCTATTGGTGTAAATGCACTTCGAGCTAATACAACAGGAAGTAACAATGTAGCAAATGGTCAAAGCGCACTTCAAAATAATACAAAAGGTATTAGTAATGTTGCTAATGGTGTAAGTGCACTTCGAGCTAATACAACAGGAAGTAATAATGTGGCTAATGGTGCAGGCGCACTTCTAAATAATACAACAGGAGATGGTAATGTTGCTAATGGTCAAAGCGCACTTCAAAATAATACAACAGGTTCTGAAAATATAGCTAATGGTGTAAATGCACTTCTAAATAATACAACAGGAAATCTTAATGTTGCTAATGGCTCAAGTGCACTTCGAAATAATACAACAGGAAGTAAAAATGTTGCTAATGGTGTAAGTGCACTTCGAGGTAATACAACAGGAAGTAATAATATAGCTACTGGTGAAAGTGCACTTTATAACCCCAGCGAATCATTGACAGGCTCAGATAATATTGCGATAGGTGCATTTGCAGCTGATAATATTAGGTCTACAGCCACTCGCAACGTAGTTATTGGCAGTTACCTTGATTTACCTGTTCAAGATGGCTCATATCAAGGTGTTTATCAAAATGCTTTATTTATAACAGGTGCAAGTGGCACGGGAACAACCATAGCAGGTAATGTAGGTATAGCCGTTAACACTCCTACCGCACGCCTTCACCTTGTAGCAGGCACGGCAACGGCATCCACCGCACCATTAAAATTTACAAGTGGTGTTAATCTTACAACCGCTGAGGCTGGATCGATGGAATTTAATGGAACAAATCTTTTCTTTTCCCCATCTACAACAAGACACACAGTCAACCACGGATTAACAGGTTCAGCAACATTGAATTTTCCATCAACTACAACTTTGTTATCAGCTGATTTAACAATTACAGTAACAGGCGCGGCAGACGGTGACGTTGTGTCCCTTGGCGTTCCCAATGGTGCTGTGAATGCAAATACGTGTTATACTGCATGGGTATCAACCGCAAACACGGTGACGGTAAGATTTAATAATTATTCAAGTGGTACAGTTGACCCAGCTTCAGCATTATTTAAAGTATTCGTAACAAAATAAATTTATCATAATGAAAAGAATTATTTATTTCATAGCCTTGTTTTACTCCAGCTTTACAATGGCTCAAAATCAGGTTTTTGATACGACTTATGTTTTGCCGTTAAACGGAAAATTTTACTTAGTAAACAGAATTGAGTATGATGATGAATCTTACTATGAAAAAATGACAATGATTGGTGACACGGCTCAATTTTACTTATCAGCGTTGCAAAAGTTTGAAAGCACGGCAAACAGTTTTGCCAACTTTGTGAATGGTTCATATTTTTATGGCAAGGAAACAACTGGAGCGATAAGGGAGAATGCAGGCATTGAATCAATCACGGGCAAAAGTCCTATTGATACATTGGGCGTGCGTACCTTTGAATTTCTTTCAAATGATAAGTTTAAATGGGTTATTAACAACGTTCCGATTACATTTACAATCACGGCAAATAAGGTACTAAGATACACAGTGGAAGCAACGGCGGCGCGGACAATGTTTGGATTTGGAAAGAATATGATACGCCTTACAAGTTACCCAACGACAGGTAGCTTTCTTGATTTGTATTGGGATGAAGGGAGAAAATTATACGTTTCACAGGATGGTAAAATAAACCTCCGAAGAATATCTGCAACACGATGAAAACAACTTTAATCAATCTTTTGCACCTTGGGTGGGAAAAAATAACATACGCCATTTGTTGCGGCTGGATATTTTCATTTTTTGTTCCGATTAAAGGATTTTTGATTTTTACAATCTTCGTTGTTTTTGCGGACATGGGAACGGGAATCATGGCTGCAAAAAAGGAAGGGCAAAAGATAAATAGCCGTGGACTTTATCGGACAATAGAAAAAATAGTAGTGTATTTTTGTGCTATCCTTATTTTTGAAGGTGCAAGAAATACTTTTAGCCTTCCTTTTAACATTACATACATGGCAGCGTTTTTAATTGCAACGGTGGAGTTATATTCCATTTCGGAAAATATAAAACGTATCACGGGTGTAAATCTGGGCGTTTTAATCACACGTTTTTTTAATCGTTAAAATAAATAATATGCAGACTAATTTAAAAGAAGCATTAAAAAGTGCAGACGGAATAAAATCACCAATGGGTGACATCGCTTGTTACTCAATGAACTTTGCGGAACTTGCAAGTGAAATTAATGTTCATCTTGAGGGAAACAAAGTGAAATTTACTTGGCGTGAATATATCCAACTTGCTCAAATCATTTGGGATAAAATTAAAGAAACAAGCCGCGAATGTGCTGGGAAGGAGATTGAAGTAAAATTACCTGCAAAGCTATCATTGATAAGCGCGGCTTTTGCCCTTATTGGTTTTAAATTATAGGCGCAGAGAATCGCTACCTTAGTGCCAAGGGGATAGGATTAATTTCTTATCCCCTTAAAAATATAAAATATGAAAGCAAATGAATTTTTAATATGCCTTGATGCCGGGCATGGTGGCATGAGAAACGGAACGGGCCCAGAGAAATATGTTACCTATCCTTCAAAGTGCTACCAACATCGCACAGGCAAGTTTCATTCCTATGGATGGTTTTTTGAGGGAGTGTTTAATCGCTC